TAGGATAGGAGAAGAAAGGCGTGAGCATGGTTTCATTGCAGATGATATCTTAGATGTAGCTCCTGAATTAGTATCGCATGATGCTAATGGAGAGGTACATGGCGTACACTACGCCAGAACGGTAGCAGTATTAACTGAAGCTGTTAAGGAATTAAATAATAAAGTCAAAGCTCAGGATCTATTTATAAAAGATCTAGTTGCTAGAATCGAAAAATTAGAGAATAAATAATATGGCTCAGTTTTTAGACACCTCCATAACGGGTTCGTTAACACTTTCAGGCTCTTTAACACCAATCACTTTCCCAGGGACTAACGCCCGTATTGAAATCGGTGATCCAGTTGGTACGGATTACTCAATGAAATTTAGGTCTAACAGGTACTTTTACTTTCAAGATAATAAAGCGCTATATGTAGAAGGAGTTATCATCCCAAGAAATGGTATTAGAGATGACGGAGGTCCGTTAGCATTAGGTCATAAGAATACAAATATCATGTACCTATCTGGATCTTCAGTAGGTATTGGTACAAGTACTCCTGACTATAAGTTGGATGTAGCTGGAGAAGTAGGTATCGATAGTTACATTCGACACAATGGAGACTCAAATTCTTATTTTGGATTTAGCTCCGATGATAACTACAAGATAAGATTAGGTGGCGGAGACAGGATGACTATGTCCACAACCGCAACTATCTTTACTACAGATACAACCTCAACCGGATACTTGCAGACTTATGGAAGATTCTACCATAGGGAACATTTCGTAGTACTCAACAACGCCGGCAACGGATGGATACAATGGGCAACTAGAGACACTTCAGGAACTGAAGCAGTAATTGATCTCGCTAACATAGGCAGTATATCCGCAGAAAGTCAAACGATATCAGGAGACCTCACAGTAGGAGGTACGGTAACAGCAGAAGAATTCCACACCGAATTCGTTTCTGCTTCTATAATGTACTCATCAGGATCTACCAAGTTTGGAGATACTGTAGATGATGATCATAACTTTACAGGTTCGATAAACCTCTTAGCACAATCAGGAGCAACCGGGTTAGATATAAAGAGAGGATCTAATATTTATATGAACTTAAATAACTCATCAACACGTAATGAGTTTAATTTTAAGTCATCGACAGGTTTAAGATTCTACCACGGTACAGATTCTACTTCACCGTTATTTATTTCATCAAGCGGTAATGTAGGTATCAACACTACTACTCCGAGTGTCGAGTTAACTGTAGCCGGGGATATACAAGCTACTGGGGGTAATCTTTATGTTGATGGAACTTTCCCGAGAATTTGGCTAAGAGACTCTAACAGCAACCCAGACTACTCTATAATCAACGGAAACGGTACATTCCGAATCTACGACGATACAAACTCTGCAGATAGGTTTGCAATATCAACTACAGGTAATGTAGGTATTGGAACAACATCACCAACTGTAGCTTTACAGGTAGAAGGTGATATATCTGCATCAGGGTACCTAAAAGGAGATACTTTATATGCTCTTAACGACGTAGTAGTAGCAGATAAGATACTACATTACGGAGACACGGATACTTATATTCAATGGAATACTGATCAGATAGATCTCTACGCCGGTAATGTCAGGATGTTAACACTATCTGAAGGAAGTACCGACATTGTAACTATCAACGACGGAGGAGTAGATGTAGATTTTAGAGTAGAAGGCGACAGTGATGCAGATCTTATTAGAACTGATGCTGCTAATGATAGAGTAGGTATTGGACAAAGTACTCCGATCGAAAAACTACACGTCGACGGTAATATACATATAGAAGCAGAATCAAACTCTTTAGGAGCAGCAGGTTTATATTTTGGTATATCGAATTCAAGATACCTAGCCATCCGTCAAACTAGTACTCAAAAAGATTTTGCAATTGATACATACAACGGTACTGAGAGCTGGGTTAATCGATTAACAATTAGGAACGCTGGAGGTAACGTAGGTATAGGAACAGCAGCACCTTCTCACAAGCTTCACGTATCAGGAACTTACGATGTAGTTAAGATTGAAGGATCGGGATCAGCCAACTCTTCAAGTTTATTTGAGGTACACGGTAATAACGGTCTACTCTTTGCCATTGACGATGATCTAAGTGATTCATTGTTCTCTGTTAATACAATCGCGGGTCTGCCGGTGATAGAGGCATTCTCTGATAACAGAGTAGTGATGGGAGCATTCAATCAGAATGATTTTGTTATCAGTGGTTCAAATGTAGCTGTAGGTACTGGAAGCTTTGATCGTAAGTTTACAGTTGCTGATGGAGCAAAATATGTATCGATTGGCGACAAATCAGGATTCTCTGATTCTTACGGACCTATACTAGAGACGAACAGCGGAAACATTGTAATGCCCAGCCTAGTTTATCTAGCAAACTCTAATGCTTATATACAGAGGAGTAACGGTAGATTAAGGTTACACGGTGATTACGGGTTAGAATTAAGGTACTGGGATGGCAGTGTCAATCAAACAGCAATGTTTATCAGCCAATCTGGTAACATAGGTATTGATACTGATACTCCTGAAGCACAACTACATATCTCAGGTGCTACTCCTCAGTTATTTGTAGGTAAGATGACTGGGGGATCAAACAACGGAGGTATATATGATGATGATCATATTGTTGTCGGTGAAGATGGATCTATATCTATTGGAGCAGAAAGAAGAGGCGACTACGGATTAAACGCTTCTACTGCAACGAGTACTACATTCAGATCAAGATTAAACATCTGGTCAGATAATGAAGATCACATTACTTTCGGTGGTGCAAATACACATATTGTCCAAGCTTGGGACGAGTTTAAGATTTGGATTAATAATGATTCTGCTAATACAGGTGTACTTAAGTTATACAATACGAACGCTAAAACAGAGTTTGCCAGATTCGCCGGAGGTGCACATTCCTACCTTAATGGAGGTAACTTTAGTATCGGAACAACCTCAGCATATACTACCGGCGGTACTGCTAAATTATCTATAGCAGGCGGCGGACCTCTTACTATAGGAGCATCCAACTCTGATCTGATGTATATCAGAAAAAATGCAACAGGTAAGTATCAGTTACAGACTTATAACAACGGTAACAGCGGAGAAATTCACCTGCAGCCTTATGGAGGTAGTGTAGGTATAGGTACAACAGCACCTTCTCAAAAATTAGAAGTAAGAGACGGTAACCTAATTGTATCAAGCTCTACTAGTGAGGTAGTAATCGGTACAGTATCTACTAAACCGAGAATGCAGTCCAACGGTAACCAGGATCTGTTATTTAGTACTCCAAGTTACACCAACCTACTATACTTACAAGAAAGCTCAGGCAAGGTAGGTATCGGAACAACCTCACCAAACAAAAAGCTAACAGTAGAAGGTGCAGTATCAGCATCAGGAGGATTCTACGGAGACGGTAGTAACTTAACTAACATCACACTATCGTCAACATTAAATCAGATCTTAGCAAACGGCAATCAAGCCACCAGCTACGATATTGATATGAATCAAAACGATATCACTGCTGTTGATGAGATTAACGCTAATATATTCAATGGAACTTCTGCTTCATTATCGTACATAACGGCTTCAGCAGATCTGTTTATTGATACTAACGTAGGTATTGGTGTACCCTCACCAGTTAACACTTTACACGTACGCAGTAATAGTCAGCAAATTGCTATTGACCGTACAGACGGTACAGGAGCACTATGGAGATTTTATTCTTGGGCAGATGGATTAAACATTTTCCCAAATGCTGAGAAAGATATCTTTATAGGTAGAGATGGATCTAACACAGATTTACAACTGCATAACGGTGTATTAAGAGTTTTAGGAACAGGTAATTCATACTTCACAGGTAACGTAGGTGTTGGAACAACAACACCAGAAGCAAGACTACATGTTCAAGATGGTGATTTAATCGTTAGAGGAAACTCATCCCCATCAATTAAGGTTCAAGCTATAGATGCATCATCACCTGCTATGACCGCTAATATAGAATTGAGAGGATATGACGGTAGAGGTAAGGGTATTTATTTAACAGAATCAGGAAGTTTATCAGGAAGAGAGATCTTCTTTGGATCAACATACTCAGGAAATAACTCAAACTTCTCTATTGGATACGCAGACGGTGGAGGTCAATCCGAATACAAAGCTCAATCTAAGTTCTATGTTGATTTAATCAACGAAGAAGTAGGTATAGGTACTTCAAATCCTACAGCAGTCTTGCACATTACTGCAAGTAATAGTGATGGTAGATACATTAAGATGCACGGTGGATCATCAGGTCACTCTTTAGAAATTGTAGACAGATCTGGGTACACTACAGCTACACCGAACGTATACATCCAAGATGCCGATAATAACGGAGCAAGAGCTTCTTTAAGAATTACAGGTAATAATGGAGCCATTGAATCCATGTTTGTTGCAAGTAATGGATATACAGGGTTAGGGACAGTAACACCTAGTTACAAACTCGATGTAACCGGAGACATAAGAGCTACAGAAACTTTACTACTACCAGGAGATGGTACAAGTACCAGAGAAACATTAATTAACGCTCACGGTACTAGGGGTAAGTTGATGAAAGAGGGTAATGCCACTTACTGGCAGGTAGCTCAAGGGGGTAATTACTTTGAGATTACTGATGCTGCAAACGGCAACGATACTAAGGGTAATGTAATGCTCAGAGTCCACGGCAATGATGCTAATGACAATGAGATTTATCTTGCTGTAAATGGCGGTAAAGTAGGTATTGGAACTACATCACCATCTCAACCATTAACAGTACAGGGTAATATATCCTCTTCTGCAACAGTATTAGCAGTTGATGGTAAGTTTAGCGGATTCGTAGGAGCTAATAATAATCAGACTAGAGATAAGTTCAGAGTTTGGAACGATGGTGCATACGCCATTGGTATGAAATCCGGGTTTACATACGGACACATCGGGAACGATTACGCAATGTCCTTCCAGATGAATAACAGCAGTACTCGAGGATTCTGGTGGGGAGATTCAGGTCATACAGACGCTCAAGGAGCGATGTCGTTAACAACTAATGGTAGGTTAACTGTAGCAGCTTCTTTATCAGTAGGTCAAGGACAGTCTATAACATCTCCATCTACAGAGACTTTATATGTAGACGGTAATGCTACAATTACTGGTATTGTAACAGCACAAGAATTCCATACAGAATTTGTATCAGCATCAATTGTATTCCAATCAGGATCAACTAAGTTCGGAGATACGGTAGATGATATTCATTCCTTCACAGGATCATTAGAAGTATCAGGATCAGGTAATTTCAGTACGCATATAGGTAATCCGAGTTCACCATATGGAGGAGATGATCAATTTATCAGACTTATAAGTCCAAACGGTACAACAGGTACTTTGGTTAATGCCGATAACGGGAATACCTGGTTAAACGCAGACGGCGGTAAAGACTTATGGTTAAACTGGTATTCTTTAAACTCTCCAACATCCAACGCAGACTTACAGGTCGGAGACGGTGAAGGTGGCTCCGCTATACTAACAGTAGCAGGTTCTTCGAGAAGAGTAGGTATTAATGATACAACACCAGACTACCCATTAGATGTAGTAGGTCAGGGTCACTTTGAATCTGATAACGCCTCAGGATCATTAGTATTATCTAGAACATCAAACTCAGATCAGAAACTATTCCTGAGAGGTGGTAACGGATCAGGAGAAGGTTGGGTAGCTGCTCAATACCGGTTAGAATTGAGAGCAGGTGTAGGTGGTAATACGTCTCACGATTTATTATTCTCTACTGCAGCTGGTGAAGCAATGAGGATAGATGCTAGTAATAGCAACTATGTAGGTATAGGTAAAAATAATCCTTCCTACACTTTAGATGTAACTGGTGATATTAGAGCAACAGGAGACCTTAGGGCAGATGACGATATATTCATCGCAGGTAATACTCTAAGATTTACCAACGATGCAGCATCGGCTTATATTCAATCTGTAGATACTCTTTATATAGAAGCAGATTCAGATAATGACGACTCAGGAGGTAAGCCAATCATCTTCAGAACTGCAGGAACCACAAAGATGACTCTCGCTGGAGACGGTAAATTAGGTATTGGAACCACAGCACCATCAGCTTCTTTGCAAATCGGATCAGGTACTTCAAATTCCGGTAACAGATCCGATGTAATGATCATCGGTAAATCTAACGCCGGAGGAGTAGTTAACGCTTTAAGTTTAGTAAATACTGCAGCAGGCGCTAATAGTAACGGTACAGCTATTAACTTCCACAACGGTAATTCATGGTCACCAACTGGTAGAATCATCACCCAGCAAGACGCTTCAGGTACTAATACAAACTCTAACATGCAGTTCTACACCTACACAGGTGGATTGAATGAAAGAATGCGTATTACTTCTGATGGTAAAGTAGGTATCGGAACCACAGCACCAGGTTATACTTTAGATGTTAACGGTAGTATGCATTCTACCAATATTACAATTGCAGATGCCATTTACCATGAAGGCGATACCAATACGTACATGCAGTTTAGCACTGATCAGATAGACTTCTACGCAGGAGGTTTAAAGATGTTAACGTTAGATGAAGATACTATAGATACCGTAGTAATCAATCAAGATGGAGCTAACATAAACTTTAGAGTAGAATCAGATACTGATACTCATGCACTCTTTGTAGATGGTGCTACAGGTAATGTAGGTATTGGAGTATCGGCACCTGGTGCAGCATTATCGGTAGATGGTATTATTGAAGCAACTGAAAAGTCGTTTAATATCGCTCACCCTACTAAAGAAGGTAAGAGGTTAATTTACGGTGTATTAGAGGGACCGGAACACGGTGTTTACGTTAGAGGTAAATCTACTGAAAAAGTAATTGAATTACCAGAAGTATGGACTGGATTGGTACATGAAGATAGTATTACAGTACAGTTGACATGTAAAGGTAAACCATTTAATATCTGGGTAGAAGACATTAGAGATAATAAAGTATATATTAACACAGACGTTGACGAATTTGAATTCTTCTACTATGTACAAGGAGAAAGAAAAGACGTGAATAAACTAATAATTGAGAGAGATGCTGATTAAAGTTACGTATGATAAAGTCTCCGGCAGTCTATCTGTCGAGAACGACGTAGGAAATGTTGACGTAGATATAAACGATAACGCTACAGTAGATACTAGCGGAAGCTTGTATTTTGAGATATCTGTAGATACCTCTACTTATGAATCAGTAAACACTGGAGAACTAGACTTAACTATCGAATAATGGCAGCACTAACATCAACTCAAAGCGGAAACTTCAACTCTTCAGCAACATGGGGCGGTACTACTCCAGCAGATGGAGATACGTTTACTATTAGTGCAGGACATGAAATCATAGTAAATTCAGATATTCGTACCACCAACGGATACGGAGATATTACCGTACGCGGTCACCTTAAGTTTGAAACAAACGGTAAGATGAGAGTAAATGGGCGTATTACAATAAAAGGGTATAATACTGCTGCTTACAATATAAGCGGAGGAGCTTGGTTTACTAAAGGTAATTCTGCTACTGGAGGTCTAATCTCTTCATCAGGCAACAATATGGTCTTAGAGTTTGAAGGAACTAACGACGATCAACACGGTATCTGGGTAGAGAACGAAAGATGGGCTTCTATGAAGTTAGAAGCAGATGCTTATAGAACCAATACGACTACCAACGGTGCTACATCGTATAATTCTGAATACATAACAGTATCAGATGACTCAGGTTTTGCAGTAGGAGATTGGATTGCTGTATATAAAGAGCAGGAGGACGAAAGAGTATTAGGAGATGAAGGATTTTGGGTACATGATATAGATACTGCAAACAACAGACTCTATATCAGACAATACGTAGCACCTTCTTCTTTAATAGAAGATGTTAATGGAACGAAAGTAAAAGTAACAGACGCCAAGATATTCAGAAAAGGATATAGAGTAATAGCCGGTACTGGTTCAAATAGGAAGGTAGCAACTATTAATAGTATTGACTACAATCGTCATGAGTTAACTTTAAGTACAAGTTTTGCTTCTGCTAACGAAGGCATGACTCTGTATCAGACCGGTAACGAAAAAGAACACCAGACCGGTAAGACTGTCGAAAAGATCGCTACAACTCTGAGTACTGCTATAACAACTGTCAACTCAACAAACCAGATTACAGTTGGTTCAGCAAACGATATATCTGTTGGAGACACGATTATCATAGATGTAAACAACGATTCTGATTTTGGATGGGATTATGATAGTGAATACGAGGTTACAGCAAAATCCGGAACAACACTAACACTCGATGACCAAGTAAGGCACAAACACAAAGAAGGTTCGATTGTACAAATTTTGGACAGGCACTTTGTCATCAAAGGTGTAGATACTGACGTTAGAGCTTTCTTATATGTAGAGTATTGGACAGACTATAATAATGCCTCTACAAGACACATTACTTTAAAGAATATTCGTTTTACCCAGTTCGGAGGTAATACAAGAAGCACTTATTATAGAGGTGTAATGATAGCTGGGTATAATAGTAGACTTAGGGAGAACGAAACCAACGACAATAGAATGCAACACCAACAAACAATCCAAGGTGTTGTAATGGATAATTCAAATAATAAACAGTCTTATACTGGTCTTTCTACAAGACATCCTCATAGCTGTACTATGAGAAATAACGTATGTTATAATACTGGTCAGCAGGGTATATGGAACTGGTCGTCTACACATAACTTGAAGCTGTATAACAACTACGTAACCAGAACAGCTTACTCTTCTCTTCAGACAGACTCTATATACGAGCCTTGGTGTGAGTCTGCTTACAACTATTTAACTCGCAGTGATGATTACGGATATATGATTCACAACTTCCGTGAACAGACTCCAATACGACATAACATCGTTATAAACCACGAGCAGAGATGTATGTATATTTACTACACTAATCACGAAATGGTTATGGAAAGAATGTACTTAGATGGATTTAGGTACTATCCGTACATCGGTACAGCAAATGGTACACTAAACTTCCTAGACTCATACATGGACAATAGGTGGATGAAGTCTATAGAAGATGATGTTAACGGTATACTAGACTCTACAAGATACTTTAGCTACGGAACAGCAGAGTCCAGAGCGAACTACGATAGAGATCATGGTAATATGTGTACGTTTGTATCTTACGAACATAACTTCAAATATGATAAAAAACTTATTCAGAACGGAGGAGGATTTCTCGTAGAAGATACCGCAACTAAAGGAAACAGAAAAATATACAGCCATACTAGCAGTAAACTTTTAGATAAGCAGCAGATATACGTACCTGCTGATGTTACTGTACGTATATCTTGTTTCTTCAAAGGCGATAAGAACGGCAGTTACAGTTACCCTTCTTTGTTAGCAAGGAATATTAGTAAGTTTACTACGGGTCTCGGAAGGTACGCTACCGGGTATACCGGTAACACGAGTACTCAAGGATCTACTAATAAAGATTTTCAAGGATTTTACCAAGCCGTAAGCTTCACAGCATCATCAAAAGGTAACTGGGAAGAAAAACAGTTAACTATTCAACCTCAAGATAAAGGATATTTTTTACTTGTAGGTTTACTAAGTCATGATAACGGTCATGAAGAGGTACATGAAATGAAACCTATATCAATATTCTTTGATAAATCAGCAGCTATCAAGAAAAACAATAACCAAAGCAGAGGTGTCTCAGTAAGATCTACCTTTAGTAGAGCTAAGAAAAGGATAGGTGGAACTCGCCTCTAATTATAATAAAAGGATATGGCTAAGGACGTAAGAATTACTCCCGCAGACGGGACCATTATCTTCAACAATACTGCTGGATCGGGATCTGGTAAGTTAGAACTTAGTGGAGATGATCTTGTATTCTCAAACGCCGTAGGAGACGTACTCTTTGGTGATACAGATTCCGATGTATACATTGGAGACGGTGTTAGCAATGTTGATATTGTCTTCGAGCAAAATGGAGCTATTAGAGGAGAAGATGGATCTTCCGTTACTCTAACTTTAGGATCTCCAGATACTACTTTAGAACTTACTGGTTCAATCACACATAATGGAATCCCAGCAATCGGGGTACAGGAACCAACCACAGTAACAAAAGACGGCAGTAATATCGTTAGGTTAAATCTAACAGATAATGTTAACTTTATAGTTAGCGCTTCAGGAGGATACACTTTCAACGTAACGGTAGCTAATAAGAACGTAGGTCAGTCTGGTAATATTATTATAAAAAATACTGCGAGTACTACCCCGGGAGCTTTACCGAGTAACTTGAAAACACCAGGAGGCAGAGATATTGCCTGGCAGACAGATAGCGGTGATACATCAATCATCTCTTATATCGTAGTAAATCCTACTACGGTATTGATTAACTATATAGGAGACTTCGGTTAATAGACGTATATGGCAGGGTTCGGATTCTGGGAGATACATGAGTGGAATACCACTAGGACTACGAGTACATCTCGTAACACCTCTCGTAGTACCTCAAAGAATACGACTACTACATTTAACACTAGTGCTAATACTACAACAACATTTAATACTAGTGTAGTAACTCAGACCACTTTTCAAACCAGTACTAGAACGACTAAGAATACTACTAGATCAACAGCTACAAGTAAGTCAACTACAACTACCTTTAATACTAGTACAAATACAACTACAACGTTTAATACTAGTAAGAGTACTACCACCACGTTTGAAACTTCGTTTAATACAAGTACAAGTACAACTACTACTTTTAGTACTAGTAAAAATACAACTACTACATTTAACACCAGTACTAATACTACTACAACGTTTAACACTACGACGACGTTTACAACGTATTATACTTCTTACTTTAATACTTCGACAGTAACTCAGACTACTTTTAGTACCAGTAAGAATACAACCACCACCTTTAGTACTTCTAAGACTACGACAACAACGTTTAATACAACGTTCAATACTACTAGGAGTACGACTACTACGTTTAACACTAGTACTACTACCACTACAACCTTTCAAACTAGTACTAGAACGACTAAAAATACTTCGTCTACGTTTAATACAACTAAGACTACGACGACGACATTTAATACTACTAGAAGTACCACTACTACTTTTAGTACAAGTAAGAGTACTACAACAACGTTCGAGACGTCTTTTAATACTAGTAGGAACACCACTACTACTTTTAGTACCTCTAGAAACACTACTACAACTTTCAGTACAAGTAAAAGTACCACTACAACATTTAACACTACAACGACGTTTACAACATACTACACCTCGTATTTTAATACTTCAAAAGTAACTCAGACTACTTTTAATACTACTAGGAGTACCACTACCACTTTCAGTACTTCCAAAACAACTACTACTACGTTTAACACTGCTAAGAGTACAAGCAAGTCAACTACGACCACATTTAATACATCTTACCAGACTATATATACTTTCTCAACCAGTAGACATACTACTAAGAATACTACTAAGAGTACCACTACAACGTTTAATACAACCACAACGTTTAATACTACTAAAGCAACGTCTACTTCAAAAAACACTACTAAAAGTACCTCTACTTCGTTTACTACATCGTGGTCGTTACAGTGTGTGAATTACAACATACAGGGATTCGGCCCAGAAGCTATAGTAGAGTATTACGATTGTAGTAATAGGAGACAAGAACATGCATTCGACCCAGACCCGAGTCCGATCGATGTCTGTGCTATTCAAGGAACTCCGACTTTTATTCAGGGAGAAGGTCAAGCTGATGCTCTAGATCCATGTGGAACGTATAATACAAGTAGAAGTACAAGTAGAAATACAACTACAACGTTTAATACTAGCTTTAATACTACTACAACGTTTGCTACAACTCGAAGCACGTCTACCAGCAAAAGCACAACAACAACCTTTGAAACAGGTTATACTACTACATTTAATACCACTACTGCTACTATAACAAGTAGGAGTACAACTAGAAGTACTACGACAACATTTAATACGAATACGTCTACTTCTAAGAATACTACAACGACGTTTAATACTACGAAGTCAACTACTACTACATTTAGTACTAGTACAAACACAACAACAACTTTCCAGACTGGTATTGATACAAGTAGAAGCACCAGTAGAAGTACTTCAACAAGTAAGAGTACTACTACGACATTTAATACTACTAAGACTACGTCAACAACGTTCAATACAACAACTACTACTTCAACTACATTCTTAACGACTAAGAATACTACTAGAAGTACTACTACAACGTTCAATACTACGAAGTCGACAACTACCACTTTCAGTACTAGTAAGAATACAACAACAACATTTAGTACAAGTACCACTTTTAGTACTGCATACGATAGTTACTATAATACTACCAAGGAGACTGTAACAACATTCTCAACAAGTAGGTCTACTACAACAACTTTTGCTACAAGTAGAAGTACTAGTAAGAATACAACAACAACGTTTAATACTACTAAGACAACAACTACGACGTTTAACACTAGCACCAATACTACCACTACTTATCAAACCGGCATTGATACAAGTAGAAGTACAAGTAGAAGTACTTCAACAAGTAGATCAACAACTACGACATTTAATACTTCTAAGACTACGACAACAACGTTTAATACTACGAAGTCAACTACTACTACATTCTTAACGACTAAGAATACTACTAGAAGTACTACTACAACCTTCCAGACTAGTAAATCAACTACTACAACTTGGTCAACAAGTAGATCGACTACTACCACGTTTAACACTACGACTACTTTTGAAACTTCGTACGATAGTTACTACAACACTAGTAAAGAGACCGTAACAACGTTCTCAACAAGTAGAAGTACTACAACTACCTTTAGTACCAGCAAGACTACAACTACAACGTTTAATACAACATTTAGTACTTCATTTAACACTACTACAACCTTTCTCACAAATTATTACATTAATTTGAATACCAATTACTATTTATAGTAGTTGGAAAACAGAGTAAAAGTTATTATATTAAAATATCTAGATAGATAGTTATATGGAAATGTTCAATAAGAACGTGGCTAAAGAACGTTTAGGCCACTTGAAAAAAAGTCAAGCGTTAAATCCTCTAAGGGAAGTAGAAAGATACTTCTTAAAGCAAGTTAAAAAATACGGCCTTGAAACAAGCTATGATGTATTAGCTCAAGAGATTCCTTATTTCAAAACTCTAGCATATACTGAATATGCTACTTGTTTTATGATGCATCCTCTAAACCAAGATCTAAGAATGACTCAGATCGTTGATGCATATAAAGATGATACTGCAGAAGAAAAAGACTTTGTCACATACTTCAGAGGTAATATAGAGAACAAGATAGCAAATAAGTATCAAGATCGCAAAACAGATTTCGATAGATACCACACCGTTGATAATCTAGTAGTATTACCAGGTTCTAATAAGCTAAAAGAGAATACCTGTCTTAATAAGCTTATCTATATTCACCGTCAACACGACGAGAATGTTTATTTTAAACCTCACCCAATTACAACTCACAAAGTAATCGGAGAGCTAAAAGATCAGTTCGGTGAAGATGCTATCTTACCTAGAGATATTGATATGTATCATTTCTTAGAACAAGCTGATAAAGTATACGGTACTCATATCACAGAATCTACTTTATATGCTGCTTGTTTAGGTAAAGAAATAGAGCCTATTGATGTATACAATAACATAGAGAGAGGTTCTTTCTATCACATTAGTAAGCATCTATATGAGTATAGAGACGATCCTCAACCGTGGATTAATAAAGCTTTCTCGAGCCATAAATCAGGTATTATCTGTCCACAATTGGAGGATGACTGGAAAGAGAAGTTAGACAACTACTTAGAATACATTTATAATAAGAGAGAGAAATATAAGAACTGGTTTATTACAAGTATTAAGAAGTTATAGTAAAAATTAAAAATGGTTACACAAGGTAAAGTATGGGGACTCACCCAAGCAATTTTTCAAAAACCTAACTTTGAGATTCATAGAATCGAAATCAACGAAGGAGGATTTTGCTCAACACATAAGCATAACAATAAGTTTAACGCTTTCTTTATAGAGAGCGGTACTCTTAAGATTGTTATCGAACAGAATGATTACGATTTAGTAGATGAAACTATTTTAAATCAAGGAGAACTATCTATCGTTAAACCAGGTCTCTACCATTCATTTGAAGCATTAACTGACTGTGTATGTTATGAGATCTATTGGACAGAATTAAATCATGATGACATCGAAAGACGAACAGTTGGCGGAGCCAGGTAAAACCTATCAATACTATATCGATCAGTATAAGATTAAGCATGCTGAAGGATATACAGAGTTTTATCAGATAAGCCCATCTTTTACTTCTAAGCATCAAATTAAAGAGATGTTAGAGAAGTGTGAAGCTAAAACTTTATTAGATTACGGAATATCATCAGGCACTCAATATGAAGTTGGCCGACTACATGAGTACCTGGAACTAGATTCATATACCGGGTACGATCCTGCTGTAGAGAGATATAGTCAGAAACCAGAAGGAAAGTTTGATGCCGTGCTGTGTTATGATGTGTTAGAACACGTACCTGAAGATAGTCTGGATTATGTTATTCAAGACGTATTTTCTTACCCTACTAAATTAGCTATGTTTAAGATGGGATTAGGTAAAGCAACTGCAATGCTACCTAACGGAGAGAATGCTCATATCACCATTAAATCTTTAGATTGGTGGCGAGAGAAGATAAAATCCTTCCAACCAGAAGGTATTAGAACCTTTGTACATTATCAAGAAATATGATAAAAGAAATACACTTAGAACATTCTGCTCCTTCTTTTATAGTAGCATGTAAGATTGATGAAGACCTTTGCGATGCTATTGTATCAGATTATGAAGATAGGTTTGATACAGCAAACTTTGACGAGTTAAGAGGATACCATCGTCTTAATAATGGAAAGATGGATGAAGACTTAATGAAGCGTTATATGCGTGAATTGAATAGAGTCTTTGGATTTTACAAAAAGAAGTTTACTTGGTCTCACGAACAAGGAACAGAGTGGAGTATGTTACCGCCATTTAACATTCAAAAGTACGAACCAGGTTTCTGTTACCGTCCACTGCATATCGAAGAAGGAGGTCCTAGAAAAGGAAGGCTAATCAGAAACTTCGGATTCGTTACTTATTTAAATGATATTGAAGAAGGAGGAGAGACAGAGTTCCCTTATCAAGGAATGATGATAAAGCCTGAAAAAGGACTTACTACTATTTTTCCGGCAGGATGGACTCATCCTCACCGGGGCTACCCAGCACCTAATGAAACAAAGTACATAGTCACAGGATGGTCAAGTTATCATCATAGATGTTAGTACTCCATATTTATAATAAACTGTTTATAATATGGACTGGAACGAAACCTCTGAAGGATTAGGAGACTCTGTAGCAAAGATAGCTAATGCTATCGGAGCTGATAAAGTAGCAGCAGCATGGTCAAGGACCACCGGTAAGGATTGCGGCTGTAAAAAGAGGCAAGAGACTCTTAATAAAATGTTCCCTTACGATAACGAATAATGGCTCTTCATCACAATCCTAGAATAGTAACAGACGGGTTAGTACTAGCTTTAGATGCAGCAGATACTAACTCATATCCCGGTAGTGGTACTACGTGGAAAGATTTGACTGGGAATAATTATAGTGCATCTTTAAACAACGGAGCAGCATTTAGTAGCGTAACCCAAGGAATTACTTTTGATGGAACAAACGACCATGCAACCTTCATTAATGATGAAATTATCCGCTATACACCCACCGACAGTTTTACTTTATCAGCTGTATTCAGCTTAGTAGATATACAAGAGTATCAAGATAATCTTTATGCCACTAATACTACTCTTTTCGGAAAAGGAAGTACTGCTGGATCGGTAGGTTTAGGTTTAAGAAGAGAAACAAACGGTCAGTTAAGAATCTACGCCGGATCAAGAGGAGTTAGCCAGATAACAGAGGCATACGACATTAACGCCAATCAAATCTACAGCACAACATTAACATATACTCCATCAACACAAAAACTATATGTTAATGGTATCTTTATAAGCGAATCAGATACTTCAGCTGGAGCTGGCGGCAGCTTTGATAACACTGGCTGGAGAATTTTCTACCCAGGTGCTGTCCCAGGAGGAAATAGTAAGTACGGAGAAGGTACCGCATATACAGCCCGTTTATACAACCGAGCACTAACAGCCTCAGAAGTAGAACAAAACTACGAAGCACAAAAAACAAGATTCGGATTATAAGATTATGCCAACCTCAGTAGGACCAAAATCAAAAGGAAAAGATAATTTAGTATTCGGTTACGATACCGGCGATACTGTGAATTCCTATAAAGGAGAACCAACTGAACCTCTAAGAGGAACTTTTCCAACAGATACAGAGTTCCCAACCGGGTATCATTGGACTTATGAGTATGATCACGAGATTGTAGATGCTCCTGTTAGTGGTCACTTTCTCTCTAACAAAAAATGGATCAAGAGTACTCGAGATACTACTGGTAGTAGAAGAGTATTATTCCTAAACTACTCATTTACTTCAGGAAGCACTTATACCTTTTCTTGTTACGTTTATAGCGATGACAGCAGGCTAACAAGTCTAGAACAATTAAGCCACAATGGAGGGTACTCTGCTCATCAAGGCGGAACTATTTACACATCTGCAGATTTAGGTAAAGTAAAAAGGATACACGGTACTTGGATCCAGCAACAGAATGGAAGTTCTATATACGGAATGCAGACTAATAATGCTGCATTAGGTACTACATTTTATATGACTGGTTTCCAGGTAGAGGAAAAAGCACACCCTACTCAGTTAACTGCAGGATCAAGATCAGCTGATTCAGGATCTCTTATAGACCTAACCGGCAATTCAACCATTGATCTAACAAACGTATCATTTGACAGTGATGCACAGGTAGATTTTGACGGTTCAAATGATTATGGAGAAATATCAGACTCAACTCTTTTTGATTTTGGTACTAGTGACTTTAGTATGGAAGCAGTAATTAAAGGTACAGGTACCAGTAATTACCGTACTATATTTTATCATTTTTATAACCCAGGATTCGTTTACATCACAATGATTAACACAGGTGTTATGAGGGTATGGATCCATAATAAAGTACTCAATGGCAACACTAACATCTTAGATGGTAAATATCACCATACTGCTTTTGTTCGTCAAGGAGATACGCTAACCTTCTATGTCGACGGAGTTGAAGACGCTACAAGTACTGGATGGGCAAGTAAGAGCGCTACTAATACATCAAAGGGCGCTTCTATTGGAAGGTACATAGACGGATCAACTGCGTATCCTTTCGATGGAGCTATTAACATCCTAAACGCATACAACAGAGCACTAACAGCCTAGTAAGACACGGATACGGAAAGGTAGTAACAGACGGATTAGTCTTTGCTTACGATACTGGAGATACGGTAAATAGCTATAAGGGTGAGCCTACTACTAATATTAAACCTACTGGAGTAGCAGCCGGACATAATTCCGGAGGTTACGGTAATGAAGTTGAAGTCACTGACGCAGCAGAAAAAGGACCAGGTTGGAAAAAAGTAGTAATAAAAAATAGAGGAAGTAACCGTAGGATTATTCAGTGGACGTATACAAGTATGGCTGCGAATACTATGTACTGTCACTCCGCAGTATTCGACTGGGGAAATATGAGAGGTAAAGGCTACTACATTAACCATGACGGAAACGGTACAGGTCAAAGAGCATTCTACCTCCCAGGAGACTATACTACAAGTCAAGGATCTTCAGTCTCAATCAACTCCTCACTTCCCGATGGAAAGCTTGCCGGTACAATCACTCATACTGCATCTCACAATCACGCTTTTTTTATAAACAATAGTACTACTGGAGTTAGTGGATTATACGACTACTTTTACTATAAAGAATTTCAAGTAGAAGCTAATACTCATCCTACTCAGTATACAGCAGGAACAAGATCAGTATCAGGCAGTTTATTAGATTTGACAAATACTAGTGAAGTAGATGTTACTGATGTAAATTTTGACTCTAACGCACAGTTTATATTTGAAGGTAGTGAGAGAGCAAATATAACCTACACAAGTACTGATTTAGATGGTAATCCTGAATTCACCACTGAAGCTGTTATTAAAAGAACTGCAAACTTATCTAATGCAGGATTTTGGGGGATAGGCGGAGATGTTTCGTTGAAAGGTATCAACGGATACACACATCCTTCGCATACCAATAAGATAGGTATCGACTTATGGGGTACAGCAACTTTCCACACCGGTCAAGATTATCCTTTAAATGAATACGTTCATGTAATATGGGTGAAAGAAGATGGAGCGTTTAATACAACTAATATAAAAATATACGTTAACGGAGTGTTATACACCGGATCAGATCTTACTACAGTAAGAGGATCTTCACATACCCCTAATCTAAATACATCTACATCCGGAAAAGGATTGGTAATAGGTAGAGTAGGTCCGCAAACTAACTTGTATCATGCTAGTGGGGAGATGCCAATGTTTAAAGTATATACTAGAGCACTCACAGCCGGAGAGGTTAAACAAAACTTCGCTATGTATAAGAAAAGGTTTAATATTTAATTAACATAACCATGGCAACAAAATACAGAGTTTACAAGCAGTTAATCCCTGCAGCTTACGATGGTAACGATCCATCATGGGCTAAGAGACAGATCTGGGTAGCCAAATTAAACTCCTCAGATACTGTAGACGAGTACGATACTCAAGCAGCAGCAGATACTCAGAAAGCAGCTCTAGAAGCAGCAGATCCAACCTCAAGACAGTACAAGGTAGAAACAGTAGAAGTTTAATTACTGTTTAGGAAAAACGTATATATTTATATATGATTAATCAATTATAAAGTTTTAGAAATTTGTTATGGCAAATCAAAAATTGACACAAGAGGAGTTGCAATCAATCGCAACATTGCAACAAAAGAATCAAGCAATCGTATCTGAATTAGGTCAGATCGAATTAACGAGAATGTCTGTAGAAGCTCGTAGAGCAGCAGCAGAAAACTTCCTAGCTGAATTACGTAAAGAAGAAGAGGCATTAGCTAACTCTCTAAACGAAGCTTACGGAGCAGGATCAATCGACTTACAGAATGGTGAGTTTGTACCAGCACCGGTAGAAGAAGAAGCTGCACCTGCAGTACCAGAAGTAGAGTAATTTAATTTACTTGAAAAATTAGATTAAGAGNNTTTATGGCTAAGTCATTATTCGAACCTAAGAGAGTTCCTAAGTATACAGAGAACATTATAAAGCCTACTACAGGTTTGCAAGCAGCACCTGTTCCACCTAGAGCACCATCAGCTACTAGAGCAGTTCCTAAGACTGCATCTATACCAGCCTCAGCTCAGCAAGTAGCCACACCATCGCCAACTCCAGTAGCACCTCCTGCGATTCAACCGTTGCCTTCACCACCACCAGCTATTTTAGAAACTAGAGCATTTTCTTTTGATGGCGCTACAGAGGTAGTAGCAGACTATCCTGGAAAGGGGAGTGGTAGGTTCGGTACTGCTAAGTTAACATTCTCACCAGGCTGGGGACAGGAAGCAACAGGGTCGTTCGCCCTATATGCTATCGGCACATCAGGCTCTAATGAATACAGAGTAGAGGTAAGTATATTAAGATCATCTGGCTCTGGAGGGTATATGGATGAATTAAACTATAAGTTTATTTCTGGATCTAGTTACAGGGAGACTCGTAAATTACTAGGGACATCTCCGAATACATACTCGGGTTCTATTACTAGATCATTTTTACAAATACACCACAACAACGGAGCGTTCCCAGGACACGTATCTCAAGGAAGAGTGTATACTCTTAATAGACCTAATCTTCCAAGCTCACCGACATACCCACAGCCGACTTCATTCTTTACAGGTTCAGAGCACCAAATCTCAATCGGAGGTTTTAATAGCGGATCTGATCACTACTTCTCTGGATCAATCGACCAGTTTGCTTGGTTTAACGCCAGAAACACAGTACAACCCCGCAGTACTGCACAGCAATACGACAATGATGTATTCGTAAAAATGTATTATAAGTTTGAAGGAACAGTCTCTGCATCAAAAGGAAATAACTTAACGGTAGCGGGAACTGAGACATATGTTAGTTCATCTATTTAATTTTACGATATAAATTACCTATTTATATAAAGAACTCAATATAATACCATATAACAATGGCTGAAAGAATTGTATCACCAGGTGTTTTCACCAGAGAACAAGACACCTCATTTTTATCTCCTGCACCTGCTGAAATCTCAACAGCGGTAGTAGGTCCTACAGTTAAAGGTCCAATCGATATCCCAACAGTTGTTCGCTCTTACGGCGAATATAGAGCTGTATACGGTGATAGATTTGAATCAGGATCAAATACTTATCAACACTTAACCTCTTTAGCTGCAGAGAAGTACTTTGAGCAAGGCGGTAATTCTTTATTAGTAACCAGAGTAGCTCCTTCAGGCTACACTGTAGCATCTGCTGATATCGTATCAGGATCTACTTCAGTAGTTACCTTAGAGACTTTAGGTGCTGGTTTTATCTTCACTAACAGTGGTTCTGCTACTGAAAACTTAGCCGACGGTGCTCTTAAGAGTGGTTCTGCTGAGAACGTAAGATGGGAGATCGCTAATATTAGCTCTGATTTAGGTACTTTTGATATTATTGTACGTAGAGGTGATGATAACCACAAAAATAAAATCATCCTTGAAACATTTAGTAACGTATCATTAGATCCAAACTCTGACAACTATGTTGCTAAGAGAATCGGTGATCAATCTTACGTAGTAAACGGCAGTGATATTATCGAATCAGGCGATTATCCAAACCAATCTTCTTACGTTAGGGTATCAGCAGTAGGTGTTAAGACTCCTAACTACTTCGATAACGCAGGAGTTGCTAAGACAGAATTCTCCAGCACATTATCAGACTTAACTACTGGTTCAGGTTCTTACCACGGTACATTTGCAGGTGGTGCTGGAGCATTAGATGCTGCAGGTGCTAACTTCTTCGAGAATATTGACGGTACCAACACACAAGGTTTATCGGTATCTTCTAACGAAGTATCAGATTACGCTAACGCAATCCTAGTATTAGGTAATAAAGAAGCATTTAACTTTAACGTACTATTAGCACCAGGTCTTTACCAAGAGCATCACTCTACTACAGTAGGTGAGTTGATCGACTTAGTACAAGATAGAGGAGATGCAATCTACGTAGCAGACTTAACTTCTTACGGAGCAACAGTAGCTACAGCAACAACTGAAGCTAAAGAATTGAATAGTTCATTTGCAGCAGGTTACTGGCCGTGGATTAAAGTACAAGCTCAAGGAGTAGGACGTCAAGTATGGGCACCAGCTTCTGTAGCAATGGGCGGTGTATTTGCTTTTAATGACTCAGTAGCAGCAGAATGGTTTGCACCTGCCGGTTTAATCAGAGGCGGTATTCCAGGAGTAATGAGAGCTGAGAGAAAATTATCTAGAACAGACAGAGATACATTATACTCTAACAAAGTTAACCCACTTGCAACCTTCCCAGGTTCAGGCGTTGTAGCTTATGGTCAGAAAACATTACAGACTAAAGCTTCTGCTTTAGACAGAGTAAACGTTAGAAGATTGTTAATCACGTTGAAGAGATTCATCGGTGCTCAAGCTAACAACTTAGTATTTGAACAAAACACAATCGCTACAAGAAACAGATTCTTAAGCATTGTTAATCCTTACTTAGAGAACGTAATCCAGAGACAAGGTTTATATTCTTACAGAGTAGTGATGGACGATACTAACAACACTGCAGATGTAATTGACAGAAATCAATTAGTAGGTCAGATCTTTATCCAACCAACTAAGACTGCTGAATTCATCGTACTAGACTTCGTTGTTGAACCAACAGGAGCTGCATTTAATGCATAAACTTAGAGAGAACTATTTATAATAAAGTAAAATAAATACACGATGCCTACATTAGATCCAAATGAAATCATGTTCACTGCCTTTGAACCAAAGGTACAGAACAGGTTTATCATGTACATCGATGGAATTCCATCATACTTAGTTAAGGGTGTAGCTTCACCTCAATTTACCGACAACGTAATTAAGTTAGATCATATCAATACTTATAGAAAGTTGAGAGGTAAGAGAGAGTGGCAGAACATGACTCTTAACTTATACGATCCAATCACACCTTCAGGTGCTCAAGCAGTAATGGAGTGGGCTAGATTGGGTTACGAATCAGTAACTGGTAGAGCTGGTTACGCTGACTTCTATAAGAAGGATGTAACTCTTAACGCTCTAGGTCCTGTAGGCGATATCGTTGGCGAATGGATCATTAAAGGTGCTTTCGTACAAAATTCTAATTTCGGTCAATACAACTGGTCTTCAGACGAAGCTGTACAAGTTGACTTAACACTCGCAATGGATTATTGCGTACTAAACTTCTAAT